GGACGTGTAAATGATACTGGTATAGACTTTATCTCTTCCTGGCTATTAAGTCCTCTTAATATGGAATCAGATACTTTGATGTTGAATACAATCTATTCTCCGTCTATACTAAAAGAACTTATATCATGGAACCCTAAAGGAAACTTTGATAGGGTTTCTGCATTAATTATGTTATTTTGGTACGATGAAACTCTTCATAAAGTAAAGACTGAAGCTTCAGAAGCCAAAGTAACGTTCTTAGAGTCAGGATACTTTGCTAAAAGAGGAGTTTTGCCAAAGAAACCTCTTAATTGGCAAGATCCAAAAGATTTTGCCTAAATTTGCATAATAGATAATTTATTCTAATGGCAGAAGGTAAATACACAGGAGAAAGTCTTTCTACTGATTATAAGTTTGGATACAATTATCCAGCACAAAAACTACCAGACTCTAAGAAAACAGAGAAATGGTACAAACAAAACATCGACTTTGCAGAAAAGTTGATAGGTCACCACGAGTTTTATAGGAACGAGTACAGTAATAAAACTGAAAACTATAATCTCAGATCCAATATTGTCGATATCAGGAACTTTGAAAAGTATATCAATCCAGGACAACTTGATATTGATAAATTTCCTGCTAAATTTCAACACATAGGTATTGGTAATGCTAAAGTTGACCTCCTTATTGGAGATTACATTGGAAGAAAGCATGAATACCGGGCATACATCTCAGCAGCAGACTCTGATGGTAACAATAGGAAAGAAGAAACTCTAAAAGTAGAGATGTTCAAGCGCCTGATGGAGTTACTATCTAACCAAGAGCTTACAAAAGAAGAAATAGACGTAGCTACTAAGAATCTAGAGGAATATGCTACTTACGATTTCCAAGATATAGCCGAACAGACTGCCAATGCCATCTTAAGAAGAGAATCTACCCTCCAAAACTTTGATTTCATATTTACCCGAACCTTTGAGGACCTGTTAGTAGCCGGAGAACAGGCAATGTACATTGATATACTAGGAGGAAAGCCTGTAATGCAGAGATTAGATCCTAGAAAAGTATTTACATCCGGTGGAGGAAACTCTATGTATATCCATGATAAGGATATCATAGTGATTTATGACTACAAATCAGTAGGACAGCTTTTAGATGACTACTGGGATGTACTATCAGAAGCAGATGTCAAAAAACTAGAAAGACGGGAGCAGTATATGCCTGACCAAGGATTAGATTATGCTATGACTAATCAAGGTAGCTCAGCTATCCTAGCAGCAAATGCTTCTCAGATCACAGGACCTGACTATGGTACATCTACTGATGATACTATTAGTTTATTGTCGCCTTCTCAAGTTCAAAAGCATGCATATGGTGGAGACTTTAACGAAGAAGGAGAACTAAGAATTGTAACAGTATTCTGGAGATCTAGACGTAAGATTGGTAGACTCAAGTACATGGATGAGTTCGGAGACGAACAGGTAACTTACGTTAATGAGACCTACGAGGTAAATAAGGAAGAAGGAGAATCAGTACAATGGCTCTGGGTAAACGAGTGGCTAAGAGGTACTAAGATTGGTTCTGATATTTACACTAAAATGCAACCAGTAGAGCACAGTATTAAATCTCTAACTAATCTATCTTCTGGACTTCCACCTGTAGTAGGTGTAACTATGAATACAAATGGATACAAGGTTCAATCTCTAATGGACTTGCTTAAACCATTTGATTATGCTTTTGATATTGGTTTCTGGAAAAGAGAACTTGAGATATCAACCTTCAAAGGAACAGCAACAGCTGTAAACGCATCTCTTATTCCTTCCGGATGGGATCCAGCTGAATGGATGCATTATACATCAGTAGATAAGATCATGTTCCTTGATCCTACACAGGAAGTACTGAAAGGCCCTGCACAGGGTAAAGCAGCCGGTACCTTCAATACCTTTATTACTCAAGAGGTAACTATGGGTGCTAATACTACCGGTATTCAAATGTTGACAGATTACTTAGCTAACATTGAAGCTACCATGGGTAAGATAGCAGGGGTATCTGGAGCAAGAGAAGGAGAAGTAGCTTTGAGATCTACTACTAGAAATGTACAAACAGAAATTGATCAGTACTCTAAGATTACTGAAAGATGGTTTCAGTTAGATTCTGAGTTCAGAAGAATCTGCTATAAAAAATTCTTAGACTGTGCTAAGATTGCTTATAAGGAAAATCCTAGCCATGGAGCATTCTTATTAGATGAAATGGGCCAGCAGTATATTTCAGTTACATCTGAATTCCCTGAGACAGACTTTGATATCCACATCAGTAACTCTTCTAAGGATCAACAGATGTTCACAGACCTTAGACAGCTTGCTCAAGCAGCTATCCAAAACGGTCAAGCATCTATTGCGGATCTTATTACTATTTATACTACTAACTCTCCAGCTAAGATTTCTCGTAAGCTTAAGGATTCTATGGAAAAAATTAAGCAAGAGCAGCAACAAGCGCAGCAACGTCAGATGGAGTCTCAAGAAAAGATGAAGCAGATGGATATGCAGAACTCAGAACTTCAACGTCAATTCGTAGCTGACCAGAACGAAAGAGATCGCCAATCAGCAGAACGTATAGCTTTGACAAGAGCCCAAGTTGAGGATATGGCATCTAGAAGAAAAGAAAATGTAGATTTAAATAAAAACGGAGTTCCTGACGACATAGATCTGTTAAAAGCAGAAACAGATGTAGAAAATGCAGGAAAGAAACTCGAATTAGATAGAAAGAAACTAGATGAAGTGATCAGACACAATAAAGAAATGGAAGGAATTCAAAAACAAAGGGCGAAAAAACAATAGCCCTTGAGAAACTTTGTGTAGACCCATTAGAAAAATTGTGTTCACTATATTAATTTTGTAATCATAAACATAGAGCAATGGCAGATGAATTTGAAGGGGTAAGACTGGTGGTTCCAGGAATGCCTCAAAAAGAAGAACCAGGAGAACCGTCAACTCCTAAATCAAATGACGTTCCGGAAGGAGTAATTGATCTCTCTCCGGAGCCGGAACAAACAGGGGGACTATTTAATAGAAAACCTGAGACTCCGGAAACAACTGAGAATGGTGAGACAGGTAAACCTACTGTCTACTCAGCTCTTGTAAAAGAGTTAGTAGAGAATGGAATTATAGATCCTCCAGGAGAAGACGTTACAGTTGAATCTTCGGAAGATCTAGTAGCGCTCTTTGACACTAGTGTAAATTCTAAGGTATACCAAACTTTAGAGCAATTCAAAGGATCATTTAGCGGTGCTAAAAAAATGTTTCTAGAAATCGAAGATTACTTTGATGATGAAACAATAGCTATGAAAGTAGCTAAAGATCTGGATTACTATTCACGAGTAACTCCAGAAGTAATTAAATCTAACGAGGCTGTACAAAAAGACCTAGTTAGTCGCTATCTCAGAATGAAGGGAATGAACCAACAAGAGATAGCAGAAGCATTGAAAGAAGCAGACGCTTTAGCAAAACTTGAAGATAAAGCTCTTCAAGCTTTTCCTCAACTCCGACAAGCAGCATCCCAGTTTATAGAGGGTAAAAAACAGGAGGCAGCTATGAGAGAACAACAGCAGGCAAGAGCAACGGAAGAGTTCTTCAACAATATGTTGAAAGGCGTCGATGAAGCTGAAGAACTTGTTCCTGGTATTCAACTGACCAAAAGACACAAAGAAGCCATCAAACAGAAGATGACTGAAGTTGTGTACGAAGACCCAGAAACAGGACAACAACTGACAGAGTTAGGTAAAAAACAATACTCTAACCCTGAAGGTTTTGAAAGGCTGATACAATTCTACAACGTACTCGGACTGTTTAATCTCACCGAAAAAGGAGAGTTTAGACCAGATATGAGTAAGCTTGTAAAACTCACTGAGAAGCAAGTCCGAAAAGGATTGGATGAACTTATCAGGGAGGAACAAAAAACTTCTTCAACTGGAGAATCGACAGGAAAAAAACTAGACATGTCATTCTGGGAAGAAGCTTTTGGAACTGATTAATAATTTTTAATAATACACATTATTATGGCGCAGAAACTGTTTAATACACAGGTATACCGTCCTAAAGATTTTAAAGGACTTATTGCAGATAACCACTTTTATGAGTTGTATCAGCAGCGTCCACAGCTCTTGGAAAAAGCCATTCAGCAGATTTATCAAGTAAATCTTCAAGGGTCTATGGTCAATTTCGTAAACCGTTTTCCAACTATGGAAGTAGAATTGGAGAATGGATTTTACCAATGGATGTTGAAAGGACAAGAAGACAAAAACGTTCCTCTTGTTGCTATCGAAGATGGAGCTGGTGCTGCCATCACTTCTGGTTCTCATGGTTCTCAACGTCAGAGAGTACGTCTTGTATTTGATGAGCCAATGTTTGAGAGAACTAACGTAATCAAAGGTGAGACTGATGACTACCACTTCCTTGTAAAAGAAGTACATGAGTCTGACGGACGTTACGCTTATGAAGTAGAACTTTTGAACGACGACTTAGATGTTTCTTTCGTTATTGGAACTGACATCTCTGTTGGAGATCGTTTCTCTAAGTTCTATGACTTGGTACCTGGTACTCTTTCTTATGAAGGTGCTGAACCATGGTTTACTTCTCCATTCAAAATGCAGAACCGTCTTTCTATGTGCAGAATGCAGTACAAAGTTCCTGGTTCAAGCATTGAGAAAGGTCAAAATGAGCCTCTTGAATTCCCATTCATGTACAGAGGACAAACTGAGTCAGTTTGGATTAACTACATCGACTTGGTAGTAATGTACCAAGCTGAAGAGTTGATGTCTAGAGCTGCTCTCTACGGAAAGAAAAACTGGACAGTTGATTCAGGATACTTGAACTTTGATGATGTTACCGGATTTGAAATCGGTGCTGGTTCTGGATTCTTTGAGCAAATTGCTCCAGCTAACCGTCACATGTATAATACATTCGATCTTGATTACATGATGGAGGTTGCTCTTGATATGTCAATCGGACGTATTGGACGAGGAGATCGTCACCTTCACATTATTACTGGTGAAAGAGGTGCTATCGAAATCCACAAGCAAATCCAAACTAAAGCTGGTGCTGACCAAATCTACAACAGTGTTACTGATGGAGGAGGTGCATACAGAGCCGGTGCTGCTAACAATACTGGTGCTATCAACCCAATGGGCTTCGGTTACCAATTTGTTGAGTACAGCTACTACAACGGTATCAAACTTACTGTTGAGATTGCTGACTTCATGGACGACGATATTTATTTCCCAAAACGTCACCCAGAAGGAGCTGGTATTGCTGAGTCTCACAGAATGATCGTTATGGGCTTCGGTGAATCTGCTGAAGTACACCGTGTACGACCAAAAGGACGTGAAGACATGTACGCTTACATTGCTGGTCTCCGTGATCCATTTACTGCAGGAGGTAAAGGTAAAACTGCACCTAAGATGGTTTCAACACCTATTGATGGTTACGAAGTTCACTCTGCTAAATTCGGTGGATTGGTAATGAAAGATCCTACTAAGGTTCTTGACTTCCAACTCAACGTTAA